TAAAATCAAATAATGCAAGTATACTATCAAACTCTTTAATAATTGTTTTCTTTACTTTATCAGATAAATCTGTTTCACCTAAAGAAATATCAACTACTCTATCATTCGTATCAACACTAATAGCTTCGTTTACAATATCATCAACTGCTTGAGAAACTTCAGGCTGCATTGCCATGTGACGATATCTTGTAATAAGTTCGGATTCCGTTTTGGCAGAACCCTCCATATCAAGTATCGTATTATAAAATCCACCGAGCGCATTACCAACGGTAATCGCTCCATCATCATTAGAGGGTTCGGCAAAAGAAACTGGTAAATTAGTCTCTTCCTCTGCCCTCTTTATATCAAAGCCAAAAATTTTCAAAATATCATCCTATATTATATTATGTAGTTGGGATGCCAGTCTTCCCTTCGACCATCCATAGATCGTAGGAGAAGGTTACATCAAAAGTTTGTATTCCGTCAGTATCCCAATCCATAGTTTGTGCAGCAATACTTGTTGGGAATAACCCTTCAAACTTGTAAGTACGTAATGCTTCACCATTTTTACTATATTGTGTAATCAACGCAGTAGTTTTGTAATCCTGAGGTAATCCTCTTAAATTAGTATCATGCGTTGCTATACTATTCATCCAAGCTTCCATTGAATTTCTTACTAAGAAATCCTCGTCGTTAATAACCGTTACTCCCCATTCAGCAAATGTTCTACTTCCTGCGTATTTAACCTGTCGGCCAAAGTAATTGACACTGTCAATTGAAGTAATTGTACTTGCGGGTAAAGTTGAGGCTTTAACCATAAACGGTATCTTAAAATCGGCAGAAGGATCTACAGGATTAAGAAGTTGTACTTGGAAAAGATTGGAACGAGCGCCGCCACCAACTAGTTGGGATTTGAACTCATTAATATTAAATGCCATTCTTTTTCTCCTTTATTAAAATTATTTATTATGTTAGTGACCCAACAATTTCTTCAAACTCTACACCTGATCTTGTAGCAACAAAGGTTAACTCAATCACATTGATTGAACGTGCAGGCTTAATAAAGATATTAGCTCTGAACTTACCTGAGTCAATTACTGACGGTGTGTTTACTGTTGTATCAGAAACAACTCTAAAATCAACAATTCCTCTTTTACCCTGAATGTCTCTTAAGAATGGTTCAACGATTCCTTTGAACTGAGCTTGAGTAAACTCGTCATTCAATTCAAACAAGAATGATTCAGCAGCATTGGCAATTGCCTTTTCAACTGCGATGAACAATCTTCTAACGTTGATACTATCGAAAGCACTGTTTCCGCCTAATCCTGTCTTATCACCGAATAGGACAACTCCTCTTCCTGATTGAGCCATGACTGGGTTTATATCTGCGCCGTATAACTGATCTCTCTGAGCCTTGTTAGGATTGAAAGCAAGTTTTACAACATTCTTAATTACACCTTTACGGAATCCTGCTGGACTTTCAAAAGGTTCAACTCTTGAAGCACAACCTGCGATATCACCGTTAAGTGGAGTGTATCTATATACATCGTTATATCTGTCATATCTGTATTTGTAACCGGAGTCAACTACAGAGTATGAAGAACTAGGTAAATTACCTTTGAAAGCTTTGATGTTAGAAAGAATCTTTTCTGATTTGCTTTCGTCAACAACTTTTGATTTAGGAGGCGAGATAAACGCGATTGCGTCTTTTCTGTAATCTGCGATATTTGATATTAAGTATGTTCCTACATTACCGTTATCATCTGACTTACCACCTAATACGAATGAAACATCAATTTCATTTGAATTTTTAAATAAATCGTAGCCGCTTGCTAAATCACCGAGTGTTGCTGTTGATTCTGATCTACCATCTGTTCCAACGTTTACACTTGATACTGAAGTATTACCAACTGCATCACCTACGTTAACACCCAATCTTTCATATTGAGATGTACCAAGAACGAATGTATTAGCATGGCCAACTTTAACCCAAGATGATTCTTGTTCAATCATATCGAAGTAATAGTTTGTTTTACCATTTGCTAATTTTGCTGTTGGTGTAGTAGATACGTCAGAGTACAATTCTAATACTGTTCCAGCTTCTCCTGAGATTCCACCGTCACTGTCAATAACAGCAATATGGTAGTTATTTGTAGCAGGAGCTTTGCCAAAGTTATTTGAATACGCCCATTTTCTTGTAATAGAAAGCGCGTTTAATTTTGTTTCTGGTAACAAGTACGGAGTTTCTAAAGTAAATGCGTGATTAACAGCAGTAATTAATACTGTGTTTGCTGTTTCGTCACCGTTAACATCTCTATTTGTTTTTGTTAGAGACCCAACAGTTATATCTTGGTAACCAACTGAATCGTTACCAATTGTAATTACATCTCCACTTGATACTGAAGTAATTTCGTCGTTTGGAATTATTTCAAACTCAAATGATGTATTGTTAAAAGCAATTGTTTGAACTAACGCTTGTTGCTCGGATGTTCCTGTTATTCTAGTGTTAGGTATATCTTCTGCTGCTATGTCGGCTGAGCTGTAATCTGAACCTTTAACATATGCTACTTCAAGACTGTTACCTAGAGCTCCAGGATATAATGCATCAAATGCACCAGTTTGAGTGGAGACAACATCTCCATTTGCGTCATAAGTAGTAGATCTTGACGAAGCAGTTACTGCTCCATTGTCAACACGAGCTACATACAATGCGTTAGCGTATGAAAGGTAATCTGCTGCTACAAAGAATGTTTCATAGTTATCTTTATTAGGTGTACTAAACCTGTTAACTAATTCGTTCTCTGAAGAAACAAGTACTGCTTCACCTACAGGACCCCATCTAAACACGCCAGCAATAGCTGCAGGTGGTGTTGCGATGGCAGGTACCGATGCTGATGCGTCCACCTCTCGAACAATTACGGAAGGACTTACGGAAAAAGCCATATTATTCTCCTTTAATATTATCTAATTAAATCTTTTTTACTAATTTATAGTTATCACAGTTTTATTTATAAAAGTTTCTATATCTAGAAAACTCTATCAGGTCTGTATTCAATCCATCCATGCTCATCAGGCTGTGGATCTCCTGTATCAATAAACCCGAAAGGTAACAATTCTTCATCAAGCTGTTGTTCTGTTTTTTCTTTTAATGCTGCCAATGTATTGATATCTGTTAATTCTCTAAAGAATCGTTGGTCAGATAACCATGCAAACAGTACTAAGGTCATTACCAAATCATCATTATGACCTGATTCTGCTTCGTAAGAATTTCCTCTTTTACTAAAACGTGATAACTCCTGTATTGTGTTATAATCTTGTAGTATTAACTGATTCTGTTCAATTAATAGTTTCAATATTGAACAACCTTTAGACTTTACGCTTTTTGTTGTTCGTATTCCATGATCTGATCTCTTCCCTCCAAAATTTGATACTTGCTTCCCGGCTCTCCCGTGGTTTTCAGTAAAGAGAAGATTTTCATAGCCGTAATCCATAAAGAGTATATCAGCAACTTGTTCACCAATATCGTTAATTTCAATTAACACAGCACTCTCATTGTACATCAGCCCTATTCTATATATAACGGAGGCAAAGTCTACTGGACTTATGGTGTTATCCTTAAAGACACATACTTGCTTGTAAGGCATCTCCGTCGTATCAAGTATATTAAACGCTGAGTAATCAAGACCCTTACCTCTTGATACATCAACTACCATAACATATGAGCGGTCCGTTTGTGGTGCTTCATATTGAGTTATGTTTTCCGCCTCATGTATTGGCGTAGAAGGTGCAAGTTCTTTGAGTTTGGCACCGCTTATTAGTGTACCTGAGCTACCTAAGAACTGACAACAGTATTCTTGTTCAAATTTTTCGTTATCAAAATCTAACGCTTCAAGAGTTTCCTCTTTCCATTGTTCATCTCGACCTGGGACATCGTTCCACATAACCTCAACATATTCATAACCATTTGTACCTTCTTTGGCACCTTTACATGTTTTCCAAAAATGGTTTAATCCGTTTGGTGTAGATGTCATTAATAATTTTGTAGTTTTACCAGATGAAATCGTTGGATATACTGAAGCAAAGAATTCATCAAATCCTTCAATAAACGCAACCTCATCAAGATATAGAAAAGAAATAGATTTACCACGAATGGCAGAAGAAGTAGTTGTACCTGCGTAAATTTTACAACCGTTCTCTAAAGTAATGTTACCTTTATTCCATTCCTCAATACCTTGCTGCATCCATTTAGGTAATGCTTCATAAGCTAACTGAATACGTCCTAAAACCTCTCGAGCACCGTCTCCCTTGTTTGCCAATATAGCTACGGTTTTAAATTCATTAAACAAGATGTAGTGCAATATAACTGCTACTGCAGTCGTAGTCTTTCCTGCCTGTCTTGATGTAAGGACAGCAACTCTTCTTGACTTTGTAATCTTTTGAGTGATTTCTTTTTGGTATTCATACATGTCCATTGGAACTAATCCGTGGTCAACATGTACAATTTTAATATAGTTTTCGGCGAAGTATACAGGATCTTCAGCACACTTCATATATTCCTGAAGCATCTCTGGGGTAAATTCTATCTGCTCACCAATCTTTTTAAGATGGGAGTTACCTAGATACCCTTTATCGAAATTATTCATTTCTTATCTTCGTCGCCTTTAATCATTTTAAGTAAATCGGAAGTAGACACAATTAAATTATTATTCGTAACCTGCGTTTGATTTGATACATCTTCTTCTTTTGCGTATCTTTTCTTTGTTGACATTTCAACATAATCTTTGTTTGCATCAAGTAATGTTTTCATTAAGGTAGATACAACTTCAAACGCTCGAGGAGATTCGGATTGTTTTGCGATCTCTGTCATTTCTCGAACTGCGTCATCACCAAGATTAATAATATTCTCGATGTTTGCCTTTGCCAATTCAATATCTTTTAAATTTTCAGCGGCATTCTTTTCAATAACAGCAGGTGGTGCAACTACACTTTCTTGCGGTAAATTCTTAACAGAATCTACACTTTCTACAAGTTCGACTTCTTCGTTAGTAGAAAAAGAATTGGTTGGTAGATCAGGCATCTTTTCTGGATTTAATCTATCTATTGCTTCTTGCTGCTCTTCAGCCGCTTCATCTAAAGGTCTCATATTAAGTACTTGGGCAATTTTATCATCTTTATCTTTCATAGTATTATTTATCCCTCAGCGGTCATCTTCCAATCACCGTCCTTGTTTACCCAAGCACAAGCCTTTCGTAAACCCGATGTACTGAACCTATGATCTCTTTTATTAAAGAACAATTCAATATCTCTTTTTCGGCAAATATCTTTACCTGTAAATTCTTTATCTCTATATTCATCACCTAAGATACGAACATCAATATGATATAATTCCAAAATGTCTATAAGGTCTTGTTCAGTGTTATAAGGAATGATTTCATCAACATAACTCACTGCTTTTAATTGAGTATATCTTTCAACAATACTTTGGATTGGATGATTCTTTTCTTTAGGTCGGTCAAGTGCAGGATTCATTTGTAATCCTACCATTAAATAATTGCATTGAGATTTTGCTTCTCTCAACATTTGAACATGTCCGGAGTGGAGCAAGTCAAAGCTACTACATGTAAATCCAATTCTCATAATAATAATTCCTTCTTAACTGGGTTCAGTATCGGATGTTTGTCCTATGTAAGCCCAGTTATCGTCAAACTCAATCAAACTATAATCTATCGTTTGTGTTATATCGGAGGTTGCTACATTATTTGCCGTAGAACCTGGTTGTCCTGTTACGAATTCCTCGAAACGAGTATCCGCAGCCGTATCAGCTGCCAATCTTGTATCAACAAATTTAATAACTGCTTTATCCTTCTCAGGACCGAAGAACCATCCTTTCATTGTAAAGTTTAATGTATATAAAATACTTCTTCTTGTTGTAAAGGCATCTTCGTATAAATCTTCTGATGTCACATCACTTAATATGAGAGGGACATCTATTGCTTCTAAACCTGGTATTAAATTTACAGTACTTGTAAACTCAGGATTAAAGAATGGTAATATTTGTTCTAAACATTTAACGGCATCTTCGTTGTATTTTGCCATGATGTATAAACTGAATCCCATATTATATGGAGTTCCTGAATATACAAATCGTCTGCCACCGTTATCTACATCTACAACTTTCTTTCTTAATTTTCTTGTTGGTGAAACTTTTCTTTCTGCGTCATATGTAAAACTTGTTAACTCAAATGCCATACGAGGTAATGTCATAGCATAAGGTTGACCTGCAGTTGGTTTACCAAACGCATCTTGAGTTGCTCCACCTTGTAAAGTAGGATCTTGATCAAGCCTTGCTAAAATCTTTTGATATGGTCCGTAAGATATAGGTACTATCTGCCTCTGATCTAAAGTACCATCAGTGCTTGTTCTACGAACTTCTAATTGATTAAAATATGTACCAAATAAAGCAACATATTTACGAATCGTAGAGTTATAAAAATAATTTGCTATTGCCATTAGGTATCACTTATTGATATGTTTTCACTAAACGGATCTACTTCTGAGAAATCAATTATACCGTCTGCTTCAATTTCAAAGTCGAGGTTACTTGCGTTATCATCAGTTGCAGCAAGTACAGATAAAGTTGCATTATTAGCATCTACTTCGATGTCTGTATTATATGCAGCAAAGTAATCATCGATGTTAGAACGACCAGTATTAAATCTTTGGTTAGCATATTCAATCAATTCACATTGCATGTCATATACTTGTGTTTGTCCCATTTGATAAAATATGCTTTCATGTTCAACATATTTAATTTCAAACATCTTTTCGTTTAAAGGGAAGTAAATTAAATCACCTTCTCTAGGACGAGTAAGTTCAACAACCTCTCGAGTTACATGTCTTTCAAATGTTCTATTCGCAACTGTGAGAGTTAATGTATCTCTTATTTGTAAACCAAACTTGGATAAGAAATCACCTTCTCCTTCAAAACCTTCCATGCTTTTAACATAAGTTTCAAATTCAAAAGTTTCGTTATATTCTGGAAAATCATCTTCGTTAAAAATTACATCTCTGCCTTTAATTGCTCTACTGATGTATATAACGTCAACACCATATTGCTTGATAGATTCTATTACCAAATCATCAATTAAAGACTGCTCTTGAACTTGAGAGTAATTATTAAAGAATGTATTCGTAGCCATTACTTATCCGATATAATTATACTGAAGAGGTTGTAAATTCTCAATGGCTTCTTCTTCCATTAAGCGCCTTTCTTCTTTGGCATCAGATAGTATTTGTTCTCCGTTGAATGATACACCGCCTACAAGTTGCATACCTGTAAACTTAGTTAGGTTTGATCCCCACTGTTCTTTAATTAAAGCAGCGGCATAGTTTTGTAACCAACGATCACCCCATACATCAGAATAAGTATCTGCATCAATTACATCATATGCTTCTATAATAATGTATTCACCAACAGGCATTGAGTCAACCCCTGAATCTATATGTAATCTGTTTATGTGTTTATTGTAACGAATCATTGGTTTGCCAACAAGCATTTCTTGTAAGAATTCTAAATGCTGCATTGACATATAATAATTTGTAATGTTATATCCAGTAATATCTTCAAGATTATTTAAAACAAATTGATACTGAACATTAAAGATTCCACCACCTGTAGAAATACTTGATTGCATATTAAAGATACCTGAAATACCAAGTATTGTTGTAGGTAGTTCTATATAACCGTTATCTTTATTCTCTTGAGTAATCTGATGTTTCATATAAACAAGTTGACTTCCGTTATAATGATAATCTCTCCAGAAATCTATAGCTTCATCAAGACGGTCATCAATCTGTTCGTCCGACACATTAATATCAATCACAGGAGCACCTAGCTTACGGAGTACCCAGCTTTTGAATTGTTCTCTTGTTGTTGGTTGTGCCATTTTAATTTACTCTATTGTTTTTTATTATTTATCTATATTATAAAGCTATAATTGTGCTCGCGCTCATTAAGAAATCTTTTACTTTCGTATCACTTACACCAGATGCTCTTGCCCATAATTCTACACTTGCTTGGAATAGGTAAGTACAATTACCAGACGAACTTCCGGCAATATTTGGCAGATGCCTTACTACTATATTTAATCCAGTAGACATATTACTTGTTAACCATCCACTATCAAAAGTTCCGGTTGCTGTAAGAGAATGATTACCGCCAGCAGTATTAGTTAAGCTTCGTAGAGGTGCAATATTTCCGGACGCATTATTAACGTTATTAACAGTAACTTTCATTCTTATACCTGTAATAGTCCCACTTGTCGTTTGATTCACGTACATAGATTTTCCTGGGTCCGATTGTGTTAGTTGGTAGCGCGTTTCAGATCCAGATGTGTTAAACTGAGAACCTTTTGTATATGTTAATCCGTCACTACCAGTAACTGAACCTTGGCCGACATATATCATAGCTTGAAATACGAATACACTATTCCATCTAACGTCTATTCTTGTTTCTGTAAATCCTTCCCCATCAGTATATTGTGTTTCTAGCCATTCGTAAGAACCCGACGTACCTTGTGGTCCATTACTTCCACCAGTCTGGTCGTTATATGTTGTTTGCGCGTTACTTGTAGAATTAGGTCCTCTTGCATATGCATAGTCAAAACGTGTTGCACCACTGCCAGTTCCTGTAGCTAAACTATCATCAGTGGCTATTAAACGTAACGTCGAACTTGACGCTGTATATTGTAAACCCATTATTGTGTCAGCGTTGGCTGAGCTGCCACCATTACAAACTTGGTTATGAACAAACCCACTACCTTCACTTTGATCTGCTACGAGGTCTGTTACTACATTACTAGTAACACCTGCCGCGCCACCGCCAGTTCCACCAGTTGCGGTTGTTCCTGCTACGGTATTAAATGTATGACTTGTCATTTCTTATTTCCTTTACTTATTATGAACAATGTGTCCATCAACAATATATGTATCGTCTCCGCCAACACTAAGCGAATATACATCTCTAACTTTTTCTGGTCCTCTAATAATCGATGTTACTTCTTCGTCATAATATTCATTTGTTTCAGAATTATATTTCTTTAATATATCTCCTACTGCAAGCTGTGTTAAATCGAGGTCTGGATAATCTGGGCTATCAGTATCTTCTCCAGGACATTTCCACCCGTCAGTTGTTAAGAATGGGTGAGTACTTGAAACAAAAGCATCACTTCCGTTTATAGCGTAAAAAGTATCTTGTAATGGGAAAGTTCTGAACCCTGTAATTTCTTTATGCAAACCGTCTTTTCCAATAACATAATGAACTTCACCATCTTCTTTACTTGACCATTGGCTGTAAGCTGAATCTAACGTCATAATGTTAACAGTATTGGTATCAACATTCCACCTATATAAGTTGGCTGATCCAAGGAAACATCCAGATCCTGATGCCTGTGCACTAGCCTCAAATCTCCAGGTAGCTACTTTAGTATCTTCGTATCCTGACTTTCGAGCCCAACATTCAAGAAGTCTTGTAGTTGTACTATTACTTGTGTTTGTTCCCATTGAAGAAGTCGTTGATGCAGTAGTGGATACAGACGCTGATGCACCTGTTCCAACTGAGGCCGACGCAACATATCCTGTATCTGATATAATAGTTCCACTTGTTGATTTAATAACACATCGAGTTGAGTCCGGTGATACTGAGTTTTCTTCCCATATTTCGGTTGTCTGACCAGATGTTCTTGATACAAATGCACCTGAGCTTTGAGTATAATATCCGTTAGTAGCTCCGCCTGTACCAGTTGGAGTAAAGAATATTTCTGAGCCATTAACAGATCTTCTATAAAAAGCTACAGTACAACTTGAAGTAGAGGTGACCGGATCTTGTACTCCATAACTCAAACTTACGTGCTTGTCTGATACTCCAGTAAGATTAGTTCCACCTTCTCTAGCAGTAATTGTAGTAGCTCCAGGCCAACCCAGAGGAGTACCACCACTAGCAGCAGTATATCCAAAAGCAACTGCTCTAATTTCGTCTGCGGCTATTACAGTAAAACATATGTGCCATCTTTGATAACCTGACCATGTTGGAGTTGTTCCGTCTGCCCAACTAACATTTGATGAAAACGTTGGTGTATGATTATTTGTACTAAGGTCTAATAACATCTGTGCAGAATTTCCAACTAGTACAGAAGTTTCAGTAAAAGTGGTATCACCACCTAATATACAATTCATCATCGGAGTTGAAAAATTTATATTATCAGTAGTTGAACTAATTCCATAACCAGAATTATTAGTTTTAATTCTTCCTACATTTCCAGTAATTTCTTTTAATTCTCTATCATTGTTAATTACAACTGTTCCAGCTATTTTAATCGACATTCTTAATCTCCATTTAACCTGTTAATAGCTTCAAGCAGCTCGGCTAAATTATCTTCTTCATTATCGTGTTCTGGATATTGAATCCATTCTTCCCACACGTTACCATCTGCGTCTTCTCTTTCAACTTTTGATGATTTAAATAATCCTGTTAAAGCCATTTCTTATGCTCCCCAACTTGTCGCTGTGACTGAATGTACAGACGCGTCCCAAGATGTTATAACGATGGTCCAATATCTTGCGGTTGTCCAATCAGGTTCTGAATCATTTTCAAAAAGCCAAGTTATACTACCACCAGATACAAATGATAAATCATGTAATTGGTTAGAACCGTCAACAAAATATGTAAATTGATCACCACCTGTAGTACCAGATATTCCTTGTATGATTACATTAGAACCATTCAGTGTTAAAAACTCTTGATGTTCATCTGCCATGGAGGGCGTTAAATTACCTGTCCCAATCGTTTGTGTTGAGTATTTTGGTTGGACATTATCGTATTCACCTTCTACTCCAGTAAGATTTTTAAACCGCATCCCTGCTAAAGGTGCGCTTGTGGATCTATCTATTACCGAAGTTCCTGTTATTTTAATTGCCATTAAAGACCTCCTCCGCCGAAGCCTGCATTTGGTCCAAAGTTAACAAATAACTGCAATGAACCAACATCAGCTGTTGAATAAAAAGTTCCTTCGTTACATACAATTTTAATTCTAAGATCTGGGTCAGACGAGTTAAACGATGCTGTCGTAATACTATCAGATCCTGAGTTACTATCTGCCTCGGCAGTCCAACCAAAGAACACGGTAGAAGAAGCACAACTATAATAAGTTCCTGCTGCCTTGCCGTCGTCAGTTGGTAACGGCCCGTAGCTTTGTCCTGAGTTAGATCCACAATTGGACCCCGAACAGGTTTGAGTGCCTGGATTATACTGAACTTCAACTGATGTTATTCCAGTAAGTCCTGTATAGTTTGCATATGTAGTATATTGAGTAGTTCCAACTCTTGAATTACCAGTTCCGTGAACTACTGTAACTCTATTGTTTGCCGCGTCATGATTAAAGGATATAGAAGCTGCTGCCCAAGGCGTACCTGATCCATAAGAACTGTTTGTGTTATCCCACTGTTGGCCAAGACCTTCTAAAAAATTACTAAATGAGGATGATGGAGTACTAACTGCATCAAAAGGTACGGCGGTACATCTTGCGACGCCGTCAGGCCATATTACACCGCTGATTGTCCAATACCTGTCTCCTGACCAACTAGGCGTTGTTGTAAACGCAAATTGAGCAGCAAAAGTTGGAGTATACCCAGAAGCACCACGATCTAAGTATATAGTAAAATGACTACCAAAGTGTCCAGAAGAAAAAGATCCAGATGGATTAAAAGTAAACTGTAAGTTTTGAGTCATGGCAAAAGTAAATACAGAATAGCCTTGGTTAGAAGCGCTTCCAGAATCACTATCTCCGATTGCTACTTGACCGTTCGCAGGAATTGTTTGTACATCAGGATGAAAGTTTGTAAAATTGACATTGTCAAAGAATGACTCATTGCCATCAAGTGTACCAATGACGACAGAATTATCAATTACAGTAGTGCCAGCTAGCTTTATCGCCATCTTCGTCCTCCGACTATTAGCGTTTAAATGTTATATAGTTTATTTATACTCAGTCTCTTCTTTCAATATCAGATTCTTCGAGTTTATCTCCAAGCCATACTTCGATTACTTTTGCTGATTCTTTACCAACATTAGTTGCTCTATGCCATGTTTCTTTTGGAATGTCGACACTCATACCTGCATGATAAATTTTAGTATGCTTTGATCCTGGCATTCCATCATCTCTATCAAGTTCCATTAAAACAGAACCACTTACAATATGCCAATGTTCAGATCTATGAAAATGTCTTTGGTCACTTAATGATTGACCAACATCAAAACTTAATTCTTTAACTCTCCATTGTCCATTGGTATCTAAGATCTTATATGTTCCCCATTTACGTTGAGTCGTAGGTTGAGACCATTCTTTTAATATCCAACTTGATGAATTTCTTTTATCTTCTCCACCAATTCCAAACTCGAACTCAATACCTTCTACTGCCATCTCAGGGATGTTGTCTGATGTTCTATCACCACCATTTACAAATATAATAGTATCTGAAGGATATAAAAGTTTAACCTGTTCTAAGCAATGTATCGCGCTTCCATCTGAATCGTCAAAAGAAATTACTTTATCAACACAAGCAAGTTCTGAAACAATAGCTGCACGTTCTTCCCAAGGCATAAAGTATTTACCTTTCTTTCGTATGAGCCATTCGTCTGAATTAACGCCAACAATAAGTTGAGTACCAGATAATGACGCATCTTTTAAATACTGAATATGTCCTGAATGAATTGGGTCAAAGCCGCCCGTGGCAACTACAGTTATCATTTTAGTCCTTTTTAGTAATCAGAGGGTTCATAAAATAATCAAACACAAAATTAGTATCTTTAGTTGTTAACATCTCTTTTGGAATATCAACAACATCAGGATGATAGTACCAATCTTCGTAAGGGTATCCATCAGCATGAAATCCTACATTTGGAACAGCACAAACATATCCATGTTTTTCTAATATCTTTTTAGCAGCAAACTTTTTAGGTGTACTTAAACGATACGAATCATGCTCGAAAGTAATGACACCAAACTTAACTTTATCTAAAGGCATTCTTTCTAATACTGAAATTGATAATTCATCACAATCAATTTGTAAATAATCTATCACTGGGTCCATACAATGTTTATAAAATAAATCTTCATAATCAATTTGAGTTGCATCAGCGCAGATCACCGTGTTAGTTCTTGCTTGTCTAAATTCATAACATAATGATTCAGAGTTATCAATTGAAATACCTTTCCAACCATACTCTTCTTCAAGCAATGCAGTATTATTATGAACGTGTGGATCTCCTGAACCAATTTCTAAATAAGAGCCATTTCGTTTACCTTTATAAGCAGATAATACAAACATGTCTTGAAAATGTTTAGAGTGATTCTTTTTGATTCTCTCAATACCGTCAAAAGGAAACTTGAATCTTTCAAGATCAGAACCTTCGTAAGGAATAATGTCAGGATAAAAATTCCAATCCAATGCTGCTTGAACTTTTTCTCTAATACGCTCAGGAAGATTACGTTTATGTTTTAAATTAAAGAATAATTGTTTTCCATCCTGTTGTGCTGTAATTGACCATTTGGCTAATGCATGATAATATTCTAAATCTATTTTACCTGGAAAACCTAATTCTTCATTAGGAGTAAGATCTTCGATATTCAATCCTAAGTTAGCATGTAAAAAACAATTTTTCCATTTCTTCATCTTTTCGTAAAGAGCACATAAAAGATAATGAGCTTCAGGTCTTTCTGGTAATAACCCAGCAGCATCAATTAATGCACCTTCTGTTGTAAAGTTTCTATCTCGTTGTCTATCATAACATCGAGCAATACCAATTAATGATTTATATTGAAGGTCAGGATCCGTTGAAATATCGGCAGCTTTTAAATATAACGATACTCCCATTGCTCCGTTTTCCATTTTATCATAAACTCGAGCCAAGTCATAAATCTTATATGGATTCTTTGGATCCATGATATGAGTTTCAAGAACATCTTGTAAATTCTTTTTATCATTTACATCAAAAACATCACTCTCTGTAATGTATCTTTTAATTTTCATAATTAACCTCTCTTCACAAAATCAAAGAATAATTCTTCAGGCATTTTCAATAAGAATGTACCATTATCTTGATAACCAAATGCAATGATTACATTACCATCTAAGAATACCATACCAGTCGCAAACTCAATATTATATTCAAGACCTGTCGTAGGATCCTTTTGAGTACCTAAGAAATGAAAGTCTTTTGTATAATGTTCTAATTTCCAATCCTTATCCCATACAAGTACTCTATGATTATAATGACCATCTTTACGACCAAAGGCATCTTTCTTTAAATCAACCTCATGAGTGATTGTCATATGTCTTCCATCATTAAGTGGATATACTTGAGTACCGCCTCTTAAATCTCTGAATAAATCAACACCTCTACCTACAGATTCTTCAGTTAAATGAACTGTCTCAGTTATACCTTTCTTAATATCGTATCTAACGACCTCGGTAGGATTACACCATTTAACAAAATGCCATGGCATATCAATAATAGGCATCCAATTCTTTTCACAATATGTATCGTTTAAACCTGGAGCAGGAATAGGAAAACGAGCAACTTCTTTCCATTGACCGTCAATATATTCTATTTCTTGTAGTTCCATTCTACCTGTGCCTTTATCATCATAACAGTCTCGACGTACTCCACAAAGGAATAAACGACCTTCCCAATTAAAGAGTCGACCGTCTTCAAGACCAATAAAGTTCCATAAAGGTTTAGTATCAAGATCACTTGTATCAATACGTTGAGAATGAACAATATCTAGGTCACCATTTAACTCGCACATAATATTATACGTGGTTAACGTGATATCGTTTTCTGGGTGGATGTATTGAAGAGGACCCCAAAAATGAGGCCAATTTTTTCCTTCGGAATGATAAAGAGTATAATTAACATGGCGGACATTCAATAGAATCCTTCCTTCATGTAGAAAGATGGAAGGATTCATAATCCCTGTCTCGCCAGTTAACTCTTTGGGTAGTGTAATCGGGTGGATGCTTCCGCCACGTTTTAATGCATAGTGCACCAATCCGTGATGACGTAAATCATGCATGTGAACTCCATAATGTATATCAAAATTTTATTTATTCATCTAAGACCAAGGAATATTTCTTGAAGTTGTTCCTTGTCTTTCAATTTTTTCCTGAATTTTGGTATTATAAGAATTGATTAGTTCGTCAGATATTCCTTCGTCTAACCATTCTATAACCTTTGCTTCTGTTAAATCAGAAAACGAAACAAAGTCAGCCTCGGCAACTGCGGATGCAGTTAGTTTATGAAAACCAACTACACTTGCATATTTATCACCTTCTGTACCGGTTCTAATCCATTGGATTCTAACAACAGAGTCCGATAAAGTCACTCCGTCACCGTTGACTTCATCAACGGTTTCAAAGTCTACTATTTGCCAAGAATAAGTCATTGTTTAAACCTTATTCTGGTGCAGCTGGATCTTCACCCGGCTCAGAATCTGGTGATTCTGGATTCTCTGGGTCATATGCCCCGTCTCCTCCAGGAGTCGGTGTAACATCATCAGGTGCCCAAGGCATTGTTGCATCTTCAATTGCGACTTCGTCGATTTGAATAGCTACTCTTTCTGAGATATGATCCGCATATCCTTGATCTGAGTTTACAACGTTTTGAATCCAACCCAAAACAGTATCTTCCGTTAAATCGTCAAATGCTGCAAATGATCCTGCTGGTACATTAACCGCAGTAAAAGGTGTAGCTCCTGAGAATTCACCTTCGTTGCCGTCTGAGTCTGCTCCGACCACTTTCCAATATGTTTGAACAATTGCGCCTTCTAAAGTTGCGCCTTCAGCATTAACTTGGTCTCTTTTCTTCAAACCAGATACTGACCATGTCCAAGTATAATCTGTACTTAGTGCCATTTTATTTTCTCCTAATTAATAACTTTTATGTTATAATTCTATTTATAATTTATTTCTATTATATCAAAAACTAATGATCTTGTCAATAGTTTATGAAAGTTTTTCCAACAATTTCAAGACCACTTCTTTAAGTTCAGTGATTTCTTGTTGCTGTTTATTTATAATGGTTTGTTGGTCCTTAATCGCTTCAATTGTTAAAGCAACCATTCTACCATATTCAACCGTCTTATAATTCTTACCTGATTTTGATTGACCCATCTTTTCTGCTTCAGTTAGACCATCAGGGTCATGTTCAGAACCAGGATTAGGTTGATACAAGTCAAACGGTGCAGGCATTACAAGTTGAGGTAATACTTTTTCAACTTCCTGAGCAAGAACACCAACATCGTTATATTTCTGTTCAGGAGTAAATCCTGCTTCACCTGCCTCATCAGTCCAATCAAAAGTAACACCTCTTAATGTCATTAATTTCTCAAGGGCATTTTCAATTGGCTTAATGTTAGTTTTTAATCTGATGTCTGATGAATAAGCAATAACATTATATCTTGCTCTTAAATTACCACCCATCTGACAGTCATTATTTACCATTGACCAAGTAGCAGGCCAATATCCATTGTATGTTGACCAACTTGTAGTATTATTAGATCTACCACTCAATATGTAATGTACATTAGAGTTCTGATGGATCATCGAGGTATAGTTGTTCGTATCTCTCATGTAGATAGTTGGTGAACTACCTTGTAATATTATTTGGTTACCACGAACCTCAAGAGCATTTAGAACGGTTGTACCATTAGGATCAGCATAATAACCAGTATTATTTGAATCATAGAAGATCGGCGCTCTTAGCGAAGACGAAGCCTGCCAAGTACCAGATAACGATGCACCCTGACTTGCGAATGAAATCCTATGATATGTACTACCGTTGTTCTTTAATGCAAGGTGGTGACCATAAGATCCGTTATACTCATAAGCTAATCCATACATATTACCAATTGGCCATGAATCACCAATTGTCCATATTACCTTAGCTCTGGTACCGGAATCATTGTAGTCTCCCATCATACCACCCTGACCACGAGCTCTAACATAATTAGAGAAGTAGAATCTTCCACGATGGTTTGTAGTATTCATTTCTGAAGTACTTGCTGGATCTATATAATAACCAGTATTATTTGAATCGTAATAACGACCGGCATACATTGAACCGCCGTTAGTACTATTCTCATCTAATATTGGAATTGTTCTCCAAGATCTCCAACCGGCCCATGAACTTCTGAATCGTAAGTTAGTAATTGGTCCACCAACCATCTGCCAACCATAACCAGAAGTATTACTATTTCTATAGTGGAAGGCCTGCATTCCAACCCAGTGAGATGTACCTGATGGCTGATTAGGTGGATTACTCCAAGAATCAATAAAGCCTGAACCCCAAGTTGAAACGACGTTCATGTCCTGACGACCCCAACCAAATGAACCAGTCCAATAGTTAGTATCACTGGTTTGACGAGGTCTAGCTCTATAATATTCACCGCTATTTCTTGTATGACCCGGCTGACCTATAAATGCCATTGTCCTGTTACTTACACCTTCAAATCGTGTTGAGTTAGTTGATGCACCGTTGAAGTAATAAGCAGTATTGTTTCTGTCATATAGGATATTAGCTCGAGCATCATCCAAATATGTAATACGATAAATTTCAGTATATGAATTTCCTGGGTTAAGTCTTACACCCCAACTTCCATTACTGTTTAAGAGACCGAAACCTGAACCATCGTAATATAAGTAACCACGTCGTCCTGTAGATGACCCCTGAGAACCTTGATAACGATCGTATATAATTAATCCACCAGAACCACTTGCACCGTCTAGATGCCAATAAGTTGAACCTGGGCTATAGAAATGTCGGCCTGTTGCTTGGTTATATAAACCTTGTCCTGAGTTATAGTTTCTCCACCAACCGTCAGAGTAACCTTCTCCTACTCTTGTTGTTCTAAATCTTGAATCACCTGAACTTGAACCAAAGTAATAAGCAGTATTATTTCTATCGTAAAAAATGTTAGCTCTTACATCATTCATATACGAAGTAGAAGCAAAGTTACCGTAATAGGAAGTATCATCTCTATCGTAGTAAATATTAGCTTGTACTGAACCGTTTACATAAGTGGTTCCGCCTACATACCATTGTAAGTATAGGCTATTTCCTGAACGAGAATCTAAGTGTAAGTTACCGTTTGTAGTCGCAACCGAAGCTTCGTTACTATATCGACCATTTGTACCAACAGCAAGATATCTACCCCAAGATGTGTTAGGTCCATGGAATGCACCACCTCTAATTCTTAAAGCAGCATTAGAAGTTGAATTAGGATCTAAGTAATACCCAGTATCATTATTGTCATAGAAGATTGGAGCACGAGCAGAAGCAGTGTGGAATGAGTTACCACTGTTGTCCATACGTAATGACCAACTTCCACTTCTATTTAAGAAACCAATATTATTACTGTTATCAGCATATACATAACCACGAGCATTATTACCTGAAGTAGTAAATAAGATCTGTGAAGTACTTGATGTAGAATACAATCTGAATCTTGAAGAACTATCAGAGTACCAATGCATTGCTGTTGCTTGGTTATATAAACCTTCACCACTATTATCGTTTCTGAACCAGTTTCTTGCGTAGATTTCAGTTGCTCTTAAAGATGTACCTAAGTTAGTAGCACCTTCAGGATCCATATAATAACCAGTATTATTACGATCATAATAGATAGGTGAATCATGTCTTGATGCAACTAATACATGGCCGTTACCACGAATGATTTGGTTCCAAGATCCACTTGTACCACCATCTCTGAATGATATATCTTCATTACCTGATGTGGCAATGATTAAGTGGCCATCGTTTTCTTCACGTGATTGAATATAACCACGAACGTTACCTGATTGAGTTCTTAATGAAATTGTTCCATAGTTACCAATTGTAAGTTCTTGTAATATTGAAGTACTTGCTGGATTAGTATAGAAACCTGTATTATTTGTGTCGTAGAATATAGGTGAACGAATACTGTTATAGTTATAGAAGTCTGTGGAAGATGTTGCTACCTGTCTCCAACCTGGAGAATAACTACCGCCTTGGTTGTTGTAAATATAAACAGCTCCACCACCTGCACCGGTCGTAGGACGAATAACTAATGTTGTATAATAAGAACCATCATGCCAGGTTGCTAAAGCAGATCCTGCCATTTCAATTGAAGTAATACCTGTATTAACGTTAGAGTTACCAGCGTATGACCATGGAACCTTCTGTGCAGTAAAGCCTTGTGATAAAGCTTCGTTATCTCCTAGATCACCAATAAAGTTATTGGTTGAAGTACCGTTATTAAAGTATCCTGTACTCCATCTGAACCTACCAAAGTTATCAGGATAGTAACCATTTAACCTGTCGTTAATTGTTAAGTTTCTTAATACTGAAGTTCCATTAGGATCTACACGATAAGTTGTATCGTTATAGTCATAGAAGATTGGAGTTCTGAAATCATAGAACGCGTAGAAGATACGGTTAGTATCTAATCTTGCTGCCTCAACCTGACCAGGAGCATACATTCTTGTTCTTCGACCAGAATAATAGTTGAGGTATAAATCGTTGCCGTTCTGAGCATCAATATGGAAGTTACCACCAAGATAAATTCTACCATTACCATTTACTGATTGAATCGTAACGCCATTCTCAATTCTAACTTCATTAAATCTAACATTACGCATTCTTGCATCACCTTGGCTTGAACCAAAGTAATATGCTGTATTTTCGCGTTCGTAGAATATATTTGCTCTTAAATCATTCATATATGAAGTAGAAGCAAAGTTACCATAATAACTTGTATTGTCCCTGTCATAGTAAATGTTGGCTTGAACTGCACCATTTACATATGTAGTACCACCTACATACCATTGTAAGTATAGGTTATTACCTGACTTAGAGTCAAGATGCAAGTTACCGTTTGTAACGGCAACTGAAGAATGCGAAGTAGATGCATGACCGTTTGTACCTACATATAAGTATTGACTCCAGGATGTATTAGGACCGTAGAATGTACCACCTCTCTGTCTACCAGCAGAATTAGATGTTGAATTAGGGTCATAGTAATATCCAGTATCATTTGAATCATAAAATATTGGAGCTCTTAACGAAGAATTTGCTTGTAAACTATTATTAACAAATACGTTATTGGCACCTAATGGATCAGCACTGTTATTAACTGACATGACCTGAGTGACCATGTTATAGTCATTATAGAATCGCATACCATTATAACCATGGTAAGCACCAAACTTAATACCTGTATGGAACGCAATTCTTAAATCAGGATATGGATTTGTCCATGCTCCACCTTCTTTATAGATAGCATATGCTGTACTTCTACCTGAAGCAAAGTATAAACCAAACTGACCACTATCCGAAACAGCACCATCATTTGAGAAGAAGTTTGCTTGTTGAACATTATGTCGAGAAGTACTTGCTTGATCTGTATACCAAGCAGTATCATTTGAATCGTAGAAGATTGGTGCTCTTAACGAGTTAGCAGCTTGTAAGTAATTACCAACAGTGATATAATTACTTGAGAACATTGACATAGAAGTATAACGAGTACCTGATGTATTCGTATTATAGAATACTGTATGACCATCTCGTTCAAACCTCATATAGGCCTGACCACCAACTGTATTAGGTCTACCTAAGTAATATTGGTTTGTATTTGCGTTAAGATTATTATCAACGTTATAACCAAAACCTGCACCTTCCCATGTTCTTCCTGGTTCTGATACCCAAGCTTGTAATGCAAATTCTCCTGTACCATTACCGTTATTACCAGCAGCAAGCGCTAATCTTATTGCCGTATTACCGTGATCACCAGTTACATCTAATCTCTTACCACCTGCACGATAACCAATACCTAATTGTAATACACGACCGTTACTATTAGGATCTAAATAATAACTAGTATCATTCCTATCATACATTAACGTAGGACGAATATCACCTACGAATTCAGATCTGCCGTCATATGTTCTTTGTTGCCAACTATTAACTCGACGAGTTTCTAATCTATCGGAGTATCCTAAGATTGAAGTAGCAGGTGCACCTGCGGTTCCTGTTGCACTAAATGCAATTACTGATACTGCGTTAGGAGCATTGAATAAACGAATGTTTTCATTATATGAATTATAGTTATCACCGTCGTTAATCCAAACTGATGGGTTACGTATTTCACCACGAACATTGAGTGATGTACCTGAAGTCGCAGGATCTAAATAATATCCAGTATTACCACGATCTCTAAATATATTTGCATCAATAACATCAGCAGTAATATCATCAACTGTTAAGTCACCTGTAATAAACGCATTACCATCAACATTAAGTTGATCCTGTACTCTTAAATCATCAACTAATAAATTAGATTCAGCATTACGTCTCTTC